CAAGCATAAAGCGTATGCCTTTTGTTGAAGGCAAGGTTTGCAAGAACAGAAATACGCCCGGTGCTGAATGGCGCTCTGTAATAGACCTCAATGTAACCATAGACCCCGTAGGATTTACCGAAGCGCCCTTTGATTTCGATGACCTCCCCTTTACTTTCGGTGACGACAATCCCTTTGACGGCGACAGCAACATCTTTGCAGATAACGAGCTGCCCCTGTGAGGTAACTGAATGAGGCTGACAATAGGAAACGTTGAAGCCTTCATAGAGCACTTAAGGGCTTCCGGGAAACTCGCCCCGGAAGCCCATGAGTCAAGCAATCTGAACGACGGCCCACTTCACGGTGTCGATTGCCCTATATGCAATAACAAAGGCTACACAAGCTTCTACAAGGATGGGTACGAACTGACAAAAGATTGCGTATGCATGGCCGAAAGAAGAGCTCTGATGAGGGCGAGAAAAAGCGGGCTGGCTGAGACCCTTGAAGAATATACATTCAAGAACTACATGACACCGGACGCTTACTGCAAAACCATAAAAGAACGCGCAATGGATTATGTAAAAAACGGAGACGGTAAATGGTTCTACATCTCCGGCATTCCCGGCAGCGGTAAAACACATATATGCACAGCTATATGCAAAGAGCTGCTCAAAAAGGGGCAGGAAGTCAAGTATGTCCTTTGGAGAGACATAGTGCAGGAACTCAGGTCTGTAATAAACGACCCTGAGTACGTAGACAAGATGGAAGAGCTGAAGCGGCCTAAGATTCTGTACATAGACGACTTCCTCGTAGGGACTATGACCGAGTCGGACTTCAACAGAGCATTTGAAATCATCAATGCCAGATACATCTTACCCAGCAAGAGAACTATCATAAGCACCAATAGAGACCTGTCATATGTAAGGTCAATGAATGAACAGGTAGGCGGCAGGATTTACCAGAGAAGCAAAGGCTACTGCATGAAGTCGCCGGAAAGGAACTGGAGAAACTAATGTCTTTTAGACAACATATATGGCGTTGCACCATCTACGGTCAGCCCATAACCAAGAAGAACTCCCAAAGAATAGTAATAAACTCGAAGACCAAGCACCCGATGATTCTTCCGTCAAAGCAGTACAAGGAATACGAGACCAAAGCCGGTCAGTACATACGTCCTCCCGAAGAGCCCATAGCTCGTCCGGTAAATGTAAGATGCGTGTACTATATGCCCAACACCAGAGCATGCGACCTAACCAACCTGATGGAGGCGACCCACGATATCCTTGTAAAGCACAAAGTCCTCGCTGACGACAATCACCGAGTTATATATGCCGTAGATGGCTCCCGAGTGAGCTACGATAAGCTCACACCAAGAACGGAAGTTTTCATTGAGGAGATAGATGATGAGTGTAGCGAATAATGTACACAACAAGAGAATAGAAAAACACCTGTCTATGAGAAAGCTCTCAGAAAAGACAGGCGTGGCATTCTCCACCATTTACAGGCTTGAGAACGGTCTCAACAGACCCACATTCTCAACCCTTAAGCTTATATCACAGGCTCTTGATACAACGGTATCAGACCTGATGGATAGTCAGTAGGTATGAACTATGCCTGACTATGGAAAATACCGGGCGGCATTGAGCCTGAGCAATAACGACATCATAGAAGCCGTGAAGAGTAAATATCCCGGATTCTCTAAGATTCAATGCTCGATGATAAACAACGAACCCAAGTACGGAATACAGCTTACAGCAGATGCGGAGAAGCTTATAGCAGAGAAATTTGGCTATTCTGAAGGGCTCAGCATAAAGCCTAAAAAGAAAAGCCAAGTTAAACGCATCAAAACCAACCGCCTTACAGTTCGTCTGGATGACGCGACTTACGATAGGGTAAAAATTAAAATGGCTCAGGAAGGCTCTGAGAGCGTCCAGAGCTTTTTGGAGAAAATGATATCTCAAATAACTGAGGAGGATAAATGAGTTTTTGGATAGGCATGCTGATACGATGCTGCGCTTTATACTTCTTAGGCAAGCTTGCGCTGTTCCTCGTGGAAGCTGCCTATGCCATTGACCATAGAGAACATGCAGACATTCGAAACGAAATACATTGGGAACGACCTGTTCGAGGTATCAATAGACGGAGTGAAGAGTCCAGTGCCTTATACGATGGAACAAGTCGGAGAACTGTACGCAATGAACTGGTCGCCAATAGGAAAGGAGAATAAAGATGAGGGAGATAATGTTCAGGGGTAAACTGCCTGTAGGCGGGGGCTGGCATATAGGACATCTCTACAAGAAGAACGGGAAATTTAATATCAGAGATGATTCAGACCTATCTGATTTAGAGGTAATTCCAGAAACCGTGGGGCAGTACATAGGCTTAAAAGACGAAGCAGGAATATGGATATTTGAAGGTGACATAGTCAAAGGGACGGCGAGATATAACAAAGACGTATACGGCATTGTAGAGTTTCATACCGAGAACATAGGAAGCTGCGGATGCTGCTACGACGACTTCGTAGGAAGCGGATTCGCCGTGTTTGGGCTCGACCTCACAGAGAATATAAAGATAGTCGGGAACATATATGACAATCCAGAGATTTTGGAGGCGTTACATGAATGACCTTGTAAGCAGAAGTGCATTGCGTGACTTGCTATATGAAGAAGATGCTATCACTATGCGTGGTCTTGCAATGCTGAACACATTCCCTACCGTTGATGCTGTGGAAGTGGTTAGGTGCGAAAAGTGCATACGGCACAACGAATGCAAGTTTGAACAGTACCAAGGGCTGAATGGCTTTTGTAGTTTAGGAGAAAGGAAAACCGATGAAACTAAGTGACTTTCTATCGTGGCTAAAAGAACAAGGTGAGGTTATCCTCTCTGAAGAAGATGTCCAAAAGCTAATTGCTGACAATCTTGAACTGCCAGATTCCAAAGTGCTTCGCATAGGCCTTCCAAAAGACCGAGAAATCCGCAGTTACTACGGAGAAAGGAAAGAAAATGAGCTTTTATAATATGATTTTTGGGAAAAATCCCGACACAAAGGACATTCTTGCACTTCTTGGACTGTCGGAAACAGATATTGAGAGGTTTAGAGACTGTTATATAAACGATGACGAAATCTGCATTTATACAAGAACGGGCGGTGGCAATCGAGAATATTATCCCAATGAGGTCTTAACTTCACATCCAAACTATATACGCGATGAAGATGATGACTATGATTGTACCTATGCCACATACTACTTTTCACTGCCACAGCCGCCAAAGGGGGATGAATGATGTCTAAATGTACTTCTGTTGCGGGAAAGCTGTGCTGCTTCTATGAAGAGGAAGAGCCCATAACTAACGCCGACTATATTCGCAGTATGAGCGATGAAGAATTGGCAAACTGGCTTGACTGGGAATTTGGAAAAGCCCAGTGGTGTGACCCCGACAGGATAGGAACAGATGACTGTTCAGACATAGACTGCACAGGATGTGTTGCATACTGGCTCAAACAGCCAAAGGAGAAAAAAGAATGAGCTTTGATATTCACGAAAGCATAGACATTGCAATAAAAGACTATGTGAGGCGTCACGATTGGGAACTACCCGCTAAAATAGTTATGTCTAAAGAAGCATTTATGGCTACTCTTTCAAGAGAATTTTTTAATATTAGGGGTTTCCCTGAAACTTATAGAAGTATTCCTGTAAGCATTGCTCTTGAAGATGAAGGAATGCACATTCATTTATGCGAGCCTGATATAAATCTCTTTCCTGAAATAAACGCTAATACCATAAAGCCGTATAAGGAGAAAGAAGAATGAAGTCTAATGCTTGTCCCAGATGCGGATGTTACGTCCCTGATGATTGGGACAGATGCCCCGCATGTGAACGCCGAGTGCTTGAGAGCCAATGGGCCGCAGAAGAAAATCAGCCCACTACATGGATAAACGGCGGTGGGGGCGCTGGAATAGTGAACAGAAACCCTTACGGTGTTGGTTGCGGTGGGGCATCCCACACTATAATTTTGTTTAAATGAGGAGAACACCGATGAATGATAGGGAAAGACTTATTGAGATACTTGATACAGCGGAAATTAAACAAGAATTACGCTCAAGCACAGGCAGAACCTTGAGTCTTTATCATGCCAAAATAGTTAATAGCGAATATGTTAAGCCACTTACAGAATTGCTCATAGCCAACGGCGTGACCATTCAGAAGCATGGACGGTGGATTATCGTAAACGGCATTATAAGATGCTCTGAATGTAATGCTCATGTAAACTACGAAATGGAGCAGGGGCAATGCTTCTTCCCTGACGAATCAAAATATTGCCATAATTGCGGAGCTAAAATGGAATTGGAGGAAGAGAATGCCAAAACCTAAAGTAAATCCCCGCCGTCGCCCGGCATCTATGGCAGATGTGAAAAGAGCCAAGGAAGAGGCAGTTGCAACAGCTATTGTGCTGACAAAAGCTCTCACATTCACGGCGCTTCTGGACGAGGGCATTATAAAGCCTGAAGATGTAAAACGAGGCTGGGATAAAACCAGATACCTTGCTGAGAGCGTTAGCAAAGGCTACTGCTCAGCAAAGGATATGTACAATGTACTGAGAGAAGAATATGGAATAGATTTGGAGGGTTAAATGAAAAAGATACCTACGCTATTCATTCGAAAATTCGAGGACGGAAAGATAGTAGGAATAACTAAAAAGGTTACTCCCGGTATGGAATGGGTTCTCGAAGGTGAGGGTAAAGCCACAATAAAGATGGACGGCGCCTGTTGTGCAGTTATAGACGGCGAGTTTTACAAACGCTTCGACGCCAAACCCGGCAGGAAGATACCGGAGGGTGCTATCCCCTGTTGTGACCCTGACCCGGTAACAGGCCATCATCCGCATTGGGTGAAGATAAGCGAAAAGAACCCGGCAGATAAGTGGTTTATCAAGGCATATGAGAATACCTCTATGGTATACCGGACTATATGCGTGAACGATAGCTACCCTGAGATGAAGCTCAAGGACGGTACATACGAAGCTATAGGAAAGCATTTCAACGGCAACCCTTACGGCCTCAAAGACGACAAGCTCTTGAAGCACGGAGATGCCAAAACATATCCTATAAGGAGTTTCGATGGCATCAAAGCTTTCCTTGAATGCCATGACGTAGAGGGAATCGTCTTCTGGAAAGACGGTGAGCCTAAGTGCAAAATTAAAAGAACAGACTTTGGCTTTGAATGGCCTATAAGGAGTAACTAATGACAGGAAACGAATATCAGAGATTAGCCGCAAGAACAATCGGCACTTACATGACCAGACCACAGCAAGAACGCCATGCGCTACACGGCATGATAGCAGAGATAGGTGAGCTCAACGGTATATACCAAAAAGAATATCAGGGCCATCCCGCAACGGAGGAGCATCTCAAGAAAGAGCTCGGGGATTGCCTCTGGTTTATAGCTGAATACTGTACAGCTAATAGATGGGAACTGGACGAAATAATGCAGCTCAACATAGACAAGCTCAGAGCCAGATACCCGGAAGGGTTCGAATCAGAGCGAAGTCTACACAGAGCTGAAGGCGATATATGATTTGCCCATATTGCGGAGAGCCATGCGGCAGAACAATGTGCTGCCAAGACTGCTGGCTTTATCAAATATACAAAGAATAAGGGACAGGCATTTGCCTGTCCCTTTTTTTATTTGAGTTTTTTAATCTGTTCCCAAGTTTTTTTCCAGCCATAAGGGTTATCAGGAGACCATTTATTTGCCTCATAAATAGCTTTGAATATGTACTCAAGCCCGGGGTTGTTTCGACATGCATATGCGAGGTCGCCACCGCTGAGGCTCGTATCTGAAACCTCGGGGTTAGGGTCGCTTGCCAAAATCTCTTTCCAGAGGTCAGGAAGAGCTTTTACATCATAATCATTGTCAGATGCCGCATGATACATAGCTTTTATATTTGGGCTCTCAATAACCAAATCTGCCAGTATATCTTTAGTGCTCTTAGGGATTGATGCATTGACCAGACCGTGGAATATGGCATCAGAACTGCCAGTGGTTACATCAAGCTTATTAGCTTGTTTCTTTTTCTCTTCGAGATAAGTGTAGTAAGACCTTGTCCCAACACCGGCTTCATAAGCTTCTATAACGGATGAATTCTCCCGTTCGAAATGCTGCTGAGCTTTAGAGGTAAGGCTCGTTCCGTATTGAGAGAGAAGAGCATCCAATGCTTTGTAGTCCTTATCGGCAGTTTCCTTGTTGTAGGCAGCCTTATAGACCAGATACTTCTGAATCTCTTTTTCGGATAGCCCGGGAATGTCAGGCTTAGGATTGCCTTCGTCATCTACGCCGGGAACGTCAATGCCTTCTCTAAGAGTTTCGTACTTAGACTCATACTCTATATGAGCGTCCTTGGCATACTCAGCCTTTGCGATATCGTAAGCATATTCCTTTGCCGCTTCAGCCATAGCCGCCTGAGTCTCAGCATCAGACTTCTTGTAGATAGCCTTGTTGATAAGCTCGTCCATAATACCGTAATAAGCATTTACTTGGGTATCGTGGAACTTATCTTTCTGCTTTTCGGTGAGCTTGTAGTCAGTACCATCAATGGTCAAGCCACTATTAGGTTCGCTTGGCAGGAAGGACATGTTGCCGGTGGCTTCAGCAAGAGCTCTCATAGCATCATAAGAGGCTTCCCTTTCCTTGGATGCGTTGTAAATAATGCGTTCGTCAAATCCCAAGCCAGTTGCACGTTTCTCAGCGTCGAGCTTATTTTGCAGGAACATCAGTACATCCGAATACTTGTCGCCGTCAAATTCGTCTCCGCTGATTGCTCTATAAGCATCTCTTGACCAGAGCGCTATGGCATTCACAAGGTCATATGCACCAGACATAGGTATGCCGGCAAGATTAGAGAACGACAGAGCAAGGTCTTTAGCATTCTTCAGCGTTACGTTCTGGCCGAATCTATTGAGCTTTTCGATTAAGTCAGTAATAGTGGACAGACCACCTGTACTTATATCGTAAAGAGTATCTGTTCTTTTCCCGCTGAGAAGCTGAATTCCGTATTTCACAAAAGAGTATGCAGTATCCCCGAGGAAATGAATGCCAGTCAATGTCTCGAGAGTGGAATCGCCCAAGTCAGACAGGAAAGTCAAAATAGTCTGTTCTTCCTCATCTCGTTTGAATTTGTGAAGGGCAAACTTTACAAGCTGTCCGAGGAGAGCAAACTCTATCGAAGAAGCGACTTGCGCCGCGTAAACGGCATTTCTGCGTTTTGCAGCGGCCTTATAATCAGCGGCATACTTAGGAGATATTTTTGCGGCATTTTTGGCAGATGCGGCTTCCATTGCGGCTGTAAGAGTGGCATTGAGCTGAGCATTACTCTGAGCAGTAAAAAGAGTAAGATTTTTTACAAACTCATTGTCGCTCCTATACAGTCTGGAGTTGGAAGCAGTAGTTGCATCACTCTGAGTACCAAGAAGAGCTCTGGCAAACAAAGCGTCTACTTCCGCTTTTATTTTCGGGTCAGAAATGTCCTTGACACCATTTTCAGCAGCAATCTGCATGGCAGCAGCTTTGTATATGTTTCTAATAGCTGCTTTATCAGCAGCAGGAACAGCTTTGAGCCATGCTTTACCGCCGGGTATTTTGCTGACAGCCTTTTGCCACCATATATCACCATTTATATTAATGTTTTCTATTGTGGGGTCGATAGCGCCTAACGCGCGGTGTTGCAGCAACTTGTTATCAGCGCCTGAATACTTCTTCCCACCGCCAAACTGAGCGGCCAGAAGATATTTCATGTTAATTTCCCCACCAGCGGCAAGAGTGCCGGCGCATTGTTTAAGAGGCGTGGAAATCTTGAGGGTGATTGCTGCCGTGCCAAGGTTTTTCCTCAAGATTTGGGCGGCACTTTCCAGACGAGTTTTGCCACCAGAAGAAGTCTTGAACTGAATATAATCAGCATAATTCTTAAATTGGTCAGCCATGCCTTCCCCGTAAGTATTTTTAAATATACTTATAAGAGAATCGCCTTCAGCGTCTGGCTCAGACATCATTTTTATTTTCTGAGAAAACTCGGCCCAAGCGCAGTATCTGGATGCATTTTGGATATATCTCTCTATCGGAGCTCCGCTTGATTCCACATAAAGCATGCCGCCGCTTTCTTTGGTTCGTTCTTTCACGGCGCCAAGAGAATCGAAAAAGCTCATTTCTTCTTGAAGCTCTTGAGTCCTTTCAGACGCATATCTTACGGGGAAATAAGAATCCCAAAGCAGAACAAGGTCGTACCCATTTCTCGCTCTAAACGCAGACGCCATTTTAGGCGCAAAGTATCTGAAAAGTTCGGTGAGTGCTTCATCATAAAGCAGAACTGCCTCGTTTTCAGACATGAGCGTTCCGAAGCTTAGATTAATATTTTCGAGAGTCTTGCCGCCGAGCTTGACACCGTCCTTATCAGAATAAATAGGAACAGAAACCTTCTTGCCGTCGCGTATGATTAAGATGCTACTAAGCTCACTATCTGCTCCGGTCTCTCGAGTGGTCATTGCACTGTCGTGGCCTCTAACAAAGTTCAAAAGCTCTATGGCCGAAAGTTCATAAATTTTTCCTTCAGAAGACTTTACAGTAACGCCACTCATAGTCTTGCCGCTAAGGAAATCAACTGCGCCTTCAGATTCATAGAATTTGTTAAAACAATTGTTCGCCTCAAATTCATATTCTTTGTTTTTGACATTGCAGGACATTTCTTCTTCAGCCAATTTATAGCCTTCAGCTTTATTATGTGCCGCGCAACCATCTAACATTTTGAACATGAGTCTTGGAGCTATCAGGTCTTGAGTCAGAGACTTTTCGCTTTTTTTGCCGCCTTTTAAAAACCATTTATAAACAGCACTCTCTTTTAAGAGATTCGTCTTCTCGTTTATATTTCTCATAATGTCATAAGTGAGATAGTCAGCTTGGTACCGCTGCTCTATTCTCTTATTAAGCATCGCAATAGCTTCATAAGCAGCACGAGTGCCACGGTTATGGGCGCCTTCGTTGTCATCGTAAAGCAGCGCATTTGCCAAGCTAATCTTTTCGGCTACATCTGAGAAATATAATCTTTTAGAACTTGGGCTTGGGCTGAACTGAAGCTTTTCGTAATAGCTCTTCAAGGAAGAAAACTCCAGCTCACCACTAACAACAGAGTTTATCTGCTGAACCAAGCCGTCAAGCTTTTTCGCGGCGTTGAGCTCTCGTTTTTCGGCCGCTGTAAGGTCTTCTCTGTTCTTTTCCTTCAAAGAGGAGGACATTTCATTAACACGTCCAGAAATTTTCTTAGCAATATCTTGTGCTTCGCTTAAGCTCTCTCCGAAATTCTTTTCTGCGATAGTGGTTTTTACTTCGCCAGCAGTTGGAGGCTCCATTTCCTTAACATTTTTGCCGGCATCAGTTTTGGCATTTTCAGCCTTTGCTTCTGTTTCGGCTTTAGCTTTAGCCTCAGCCTGTGCTTTATACTCATTTGAACTCTTGGGCTTCTTATATTCAGTGAAATTGAGTTCACTCTGCTCAGGCTTTGGCATGGAGCGGACATTAGCACCAAGATTAGCGTCAGCAGAAGTCTCTTGCTCGGGATTGCTTCTATCCAGTTCCATAAACGCAGCCATTTCTACGTTTGAAGGCAATGGCATGGTTTGGAAGAAGTCGCTTGGGACTACACCATATTCAATAAGCGATTTTTGAGCTATAGCGGCAAAATCAGACAATGCTGGTCTTTCCCCAGTTTCCTTGTTTGCCGAAGCGAAACAAACAATTATCTCTTCGTTGGCGCGAGAATTATATTCGCCATTATATTCGCGCCAAGCTATTTCGCTTTTGATATCATCCTCCGACCATCCAGATAAGCGTAGAGAATCAATTTCGTTAGATTTGAATTCTTTAATGTAAAATTCTTTAATATCTTTCATGAAGAAAGAGAACTTAGTAATGAGCTCATCTGGAATAGAATCAGAGATGGCATTGAATACTCGGTCAACAATATCTATTTCTGTTTTTTCGGAGACATCGAACATTTCGTGCATGACTTCATGCGCTGCGATGCTAACGGCTTTAAAATCGCTTGCATTAATCCAAATATCTCCGTTGGATTCATACCATCCCAAAGATATTGATTTTTCTTTTGTTGTTGCAGCTCCGACGAAAAGCCGTACATTCCTATCAGAATACTGGCTTATCCACGATATAATTTCTCGGTCGTAGTGATTAGGTTCTGTGATTTCGTAGCTGTCATCGGAAAAGTAGTGCCCTAATCGGCTTTGACCCTTTAAACTCTTCCCTCTTCTTCCTCTGCCAATTTTAACGCTTTTGCCATTAGTTCTGACGCCACCCCGTAATCCAGATGCCGCTTGCCAAGAATTCTCTCCGCTTCTTCGTGCCTCCGTTTTTGTTCCGGGTTCGATGATGCGTGCATCGCCGCTTCGCGCTGAGCCCTCTCCTCCTCGGTTGGGCCCAGTAACTCCTTCTGGAACCACACTTTCCACTCTTCCCGGTTTTTGAGGTTTAGTATCTCGGCCTGCGCTTTCTCCACGAGCTCCGAGTTTTTCACCATCTTTTCGTCCATTTTTGCCTCCGTCTTTAGATGATATACCAGTGAGCGCTTCCACTGGGTCTACAGATTTTTTCCCTATATTAACATTTTTAGTTGTTTTTTTCAACGCTCCTGACAAGGCCGCTCCTAAAGAATGACCGTTTTTACTATCGGCCGAGCCAAAAATCCACGAGTTTTCTGGCGCGTTGAGGTACTCACTTAGCGCGCGCAAATACTGGTAATAATATTCGGCATATATTTCGCGGTAAAAAGTGGTTCCCGCATTTGACAAAAGGTCTGGAAAGAAAAATTTAGTTAAAAAATCCTTGTGGTAATAGCCAAAGCCGGAAGCTTCATAGCTGTTGAAAGCATCATTGTGTTTGAAGCTCTTGATTTCAAGAAGAATATTTTTACCTTCCGTTATTGCCTCTTCCGGGAATCCTTTTTCCTCAAGGCCTTTTACAAACCTTTTTACCTCAGAAGCTATATTAGGTTCCCACGTAGCCGGGTCGTAACCATTAAATGGATTAAACTTTCTAACATAAACTTCTGTGCCACCCGGATTTGGTTTAAAGTTTTTGTCTATCTTCTTCTTTGGGGGCTCATCAGCAGATTCCTTAATTTCCGTAGATGAAGTTTTTTCAGGAGCAGATTCTTCTTGCTTTGTAGTTGCCGCCTGTTTAGGCTGAACAGCTTCTTTAGAAGCGGTTTTTTCTATGACAACATCAGCAAGAGCATTAGGAGACTTAGAAGAGTTATCATTCTCATTTTCGCCCGTAGGAGCCGCCGCTTTTTCAGCCCAATTGTCAATAATGCTATCAACGGTCTGCTTTTCGCTTGGCCGATTCGCCTCGGATGAAGAAGCCATGTCTCCCGTCAAGCCGGATTCTTCTGCGGCATTTTTTTCGGATTCGACGGCTGCGCGGTTCTCTTCAGCTATTTTCCCGTCTTCTTCAAAATCATGATGTATAGCATCAACAGCGGCCTTGATTTGTTCGGCCTTGTCTTCAGAAGTACCTTCAAGCTCGTATCCTGTTTCTCTCTCGAAAAGCGATGTAAGCTCTTCCGAGTTCAGAATAACCTCAATCTCGGCATCAGATATCGTTCCAGTTATAAATGCTCGCGCTATGAATTCCGCTTGCGAGTTTAACTCGTCAGTTTGCCTTGTAGCCGCTGTTTGGATGGTGGGTGCTACAGGGACATCCCCTTTAGCTTGCTGAGCGCTCTGAGCCTCCTGAGAGGCTTGAGGCTTTGCGGACATAATCTGCTTGACGCGAGTTTCGAGTATTGCTTTCTGGTCAGAAGGCACAGCTTTGCCATCCTTGCCCTTGATGGTGTTGCCAGCCAAGTTAGTTTCTGCGGTTCTGTCCACGGCAAGGGTTATGCCGGTGACTTCTTCGAAGGCTTCAGACCAAATGGGATTACTCGCGATAAAGGTTGCTTTAGCCTCGTTTATATTGTCAGAGGAAATCATTTGCCTAATTTCGGCTCTCGCTTGAGCAGACACATTGCTCATAGCGTCTTGACCAGTGGCCAAGCTTACTGAGCCGCCAGCGCCGCCAAGGATAGCGCCAATGAAAGCGCTATAACCAAGCTCGGACAGATACTCTTGCTTTCCTACAGCGGTCATGTGGGCATTCTTGAACGCCTCGCCACCATCATAGATAGCTTTGAGCACGGGCTCCATGAGACCGGAGAGCACTTCTTCGCCGCCTTCGGATACAGCTCTGTAAATGAAGCGCAGAGCGGTCTGGCCACGAGGTGTACTTGCAAGCTTGAAAATAATGTCGTCAGCAAGTATATCTGCGGAGCCCTTGCCGTAGATGCCAGCAGCGCCGTCTGCGATTTTTTCGGTAAGCGTTTCTACGGTAGCTACTGCCGCACCATATATGAACTGCTGCCCGATACCGGCGCCTTGAAGCCTTGCTTCCTGAGAAGCGCTACCAAAAGAACGAGTCCACATAGATACGGAACCAGCTCTCGTAGCAGCATCAAGACCCATCTGGATGCCTTGAGCCAGAACGTCAAGAGCAACCTGACCGCCACGGCCAAGATTGCGCTTCGCATCTTCCAGCTCTTTGTTACTGCGTTCAAGCATCTCATCTGCTCTTTTTTGAAGAGAAGCCTCTACTCGCTTGTTCTCTGCAAGGACACCATCGCCTTGAACTCCGGCATCGAGGAAGTTCTGACGAGAAAGGTCGTCAGTAACCCAACCGGCATACATAGAGTCTGCAATCTGCCTATCTTCCTCTGAGGAAGCGTCTTGCAGTGCGTTACCACCGGCGACAGCAGTTCCAAGGGCAGCCACTTGGCTACCAGCCCATTGTCTCGAAGAGCCTTTGGCAGTGCCAAGCACACGCTCGGGCATGATGTAGTTCTTCTTGGACGGGTCAAGCCCATCAAGTTCGGCTCGTATTGCGTCAAGCTGTTTTTGGTTCTCGTCCTGCTTTGCTTTCACTCTGTCTCTGCTTATTGGGTCAAGCGCGACAGTATATTCGGTGATGAGCTTCTTCTTTTCATCCAGCAAAGCTTCCTGCTCTTTTTCGAGCTGTGCTACTCTTGCCTTCTGAGTATCGTCAAGGAAAGCCGCGCCGCTCAGAGCGTCGTTATAAGCCTTGGTGTACTGCTCTATCTGCTGTTTATAAGTCTTCTGGTTAGCATAGTCTTCAGCAGTCCAGAAATCCATGCTCTTGTTATAAAGCGCATCGAGATTTTTCTGAGCGTCGTCTCTTTGCTTCTGCTGGAGCTTGGTATACTCGTCTCTGGTGTAATTACCATATCCGAGAGAACTGAGATAGTCCCTTTCAGCTCTTTGCTGGAGTATGTTCTCTGAAAGCGGAGCAAGCTTTGAAGAATCTCCAATGGTGAGGAAGCCACCCTCCAGAACAGGGGTAAGGAAGCCGCCAATACCCTTCATGGTCTGAGACAGATATGAGGTTTTTGGCGTGGTGGCGGGCTGCTTCGGTGCCAAAGATGGCTCGTCAAGTTTTACACTATGAATCTGACCTTGTAGTTGTCCAACAGAACTTTGCTGAACAGGCTTAACACCAGAATTTTCTAAGGTTCTTATAATGGGATTATTGGAGGTTGAAGCTGCGTTGCTTCTTTGCCGCTCTATAGCTTCTATTAATTTATTCGCCATATTATCTCCCGTTATTTGAGGCCAAATCGCTCGTTCATCTTATTGCCGCTCAAAATGCTGTAATTAACCCTATCGGATACACCTAAAAGTTCTCTCTTTCTCGCATCATCATCAGCAGAACCGGCAATGGTGTCCGTTATGTCTTTATATGAGTAGCCCATACCATAAGCTTCGATAATATCATTTTCCGTAACATTGTACGGCTCACCACCATCTCCTCCATCAGGGCCTCCATCAGGGCCCGGGCCATAATAATGGCCACCAGTTGAGCCATACCCTGCAGGATAAACGCCGGTCATCTTCTTGTACTGAGCTGCGTTTATCTGGCCAGTTCTATAAGCAAGGTCGGGGTTACTTGCGACCCAAGCAGAAGCCATCTTGTCAGCGGTTTCCTGACCGTACAGTTTAGCATACATAGAGAAGTCACCGTACTGAGCAAGGAGCTGAGCTCGATTCATGTCTCTGCTGTACTGGTTATTGTACTCTTGCAAAAGCGCTCCAGCCCGCTTGTAGTCGTTTTCTGCGGCAGCAGCGGCTATAGCGCTCTGGTACTGAGCCTTGAGGTCGGTAATGCCTCGCTCTGCCTCGGTCAGCGCATCGCTCTCGGCGGTACGGAGCTGTCCAAAGTCTCTCAGATACTCATTGTTCTGAGCCAGACGAGCCTGAGAAGCTGTGCCGGTGTTGATACCATTGGCCAGAGCTTGCTGATTGTAGTTTCTGCGGTTTCGCTCAAACTGCACAGCAAGGTCATTGGCGCTCTGCTGATACTGCGGAGCAATCTTGTCCTTTGCCGCCTGAGCATTGCTCAGGTTCTGATTGTAAGCAGATTCGAGCTGAGACATCTGTGCCTGTTTTTGAGCGTCATACATCGCATTTATCTGCTCGGTCTGCGGTGTACTCGCTGTATTGGTTTTCTTTACAAGTTCTTCGGTAGTAGTTGCCATATTACCTCCTATGCTATTCTAAGCCAAATGTACATGGCGTAATAGGGCGGCATATTATTGTGGGCTTCCCCGCCGCCAAAGCTGTGCTTGAGTATTCTATATGCCTGATTCGAACCACCTGAGCCGAAGTTGGCAGCCGTGTTACTCGTAGTGCCGCCGCTTGAAAACGAGCCGCTGGCATTCACAAACGGAGCGCCTGTTGACCACGCTCGGAAATTGACGGAACCGCTGACTTCGGGAAGTTCATCTTCTGTAAGAGTATGTGTAGCTTCGCCGCCTGTAGACCCCACGGGGTACTCATCGCTTGCACCGACAATGGAACGGCCTTCCACCTTCAGCCATTCGCCATAGCCAAGAAGCTCAGCCGGGTCGCCTTCCCGGGTGGTAATAAAGCAGTCGCCAACAGCGTACTTTTCTTCATTGCCGCCAGAGGAAAGGCCATCCAGCTTGTTTTTGTATTCATTCGTGAAGTCATTGGTGGAAAGTCCCTTGCCTTTTTCAGCCGGGACAAACATCTTCTTGAAGGTCTGAATCAGATACAAAACCATAGGGTCGGTTATGTCCATATCAGATTACCTCGCTCCAACCGTAGACACCGGGTTCCCAAGTGTTATAGTCAATGTCAGATATCCAAGTCTTGCCGTTATGAGTAACCTTGTCGCCCTTCTTATAAGGGTTGGTGCTTTCGGGCTGCTCCCAAGGATATATTTTCTCTTCGTCCGGGATAAGAACCTTAGCCCAAACGCTTGGGGCATCTACAGGGTTCCAAGTCTCTTGAGCCGTGTGTTCGGTAAGGCATCTGTACAGTATGCCTTTATACTGAACTCTGTCGCCAACGGAATAAGAAGCAGTACCGTTCCAGTGTGGGAAAAGTTCTACGCCCTGAAGAGCATCCGCATCATCAAGACCAGTCTGAGCAGCCTTTTCTATCAAAGGTCTGAGCTGAACAGCTCTTTCATAATAGGTCATTCTGTACCTCCAAGAAGCACCGCAAGTGCTGATTCCATGTCTGCCACCTTTTCGGAGATGGAGTAAACTCGCTCTCCCTCGTGGTAGAAGTGTTCCCCGTCATAGGTGTCCCCGATTTCAACATCGAGGTCATCTATCGCTACGGCGATACGAGCGTCGGTATTGAACTCGTTTTCCCGATAGATATTGCCCCATATAACGTTCGTTACAGTCATTGAGGCTCTGTCTATTAGAGCTATGTTAGTTGCATAATTGCTTAACATGATATTGCCTCCGTTATCTTGCGTTTCGAATTATCAGAATGCCAGAGCCGCCTTTTCCACGAACACCAGTATTACCACCGGCGCCACCGCCGCCAGAGCCGCTATTTGTTCCGCCAGCAGTGCCGTTTTCGCCATAAGCGCCACCGTCGCCGCCGTCGGTTGCGCCACCTTTTGCGGCTGTGCCATAAGACGAGGTAGCGGGAA